CTCCTTTGTCTTGATTCCCTGGCGTCGTACCCAGCCGTTCGCGGTCTTCACGTATTCCTTCCCTCCCCAGCTTTTGACGGTTCCGATAGGTTCGCCCTTCCGTGCCTTCTCTATATCATCAGATACGCACATTCCGGCTATGCCCTTGAAAATGTTCAGAGGTGTTTCCTTGTATCGCAACATGTTCCGGTTCTCGGACATTGACTTGAAGATACCTTCCTTTCCAGGTATCACTTCCACCTGTGAAGGTCTTATGAACATAGGTTCTTCCTCGTAAATGTCATTCAGCACTTTAACCGTTTCCAATGATTTCCAGTCCGCAGCCGCACATGCTTTCTCGAACTCGTCCATCTCGTTGTTTTCTGACTTGTTCAAAACATCAGTAGCAAAAGCCGCTACCTGCTTTGCGGTGAACGCTTCGTAGTTGTTGTCAATGAGAAATTGTTCAAATTGTGCACGTCCGAACACTTTCTCTTCTTTTCTATTATTATCCATGAATAATGCCTTTTTAAGTTATAACGAAATTGCAATTACAACGGTAAAAATAGGCATTATCAGTCAAATAACCAAGCTTTTAACTTGAATATTTATCCAATACCGGGTATTTGTACTTCGCGCGGATAGGGTTTGTCTTTATATACTTCCGTCTTCTGTTTTCTACCCGTTTCCTGGTCCTTTCGGCTTTCGCCAAAGCCTTTTCTATCTGTTCGCGTCGCTTCTCGTCACGCGCTATGCGTTCCCGTATCATCTGTTCTGCGTACAGTTCTACGTCCTCGGTCTCATAGTCATTGTATATGTATTCACTTACCGTTTCCATACTCTATATGCTTCAAATTCATTAGGGTTGTAATTTTCGTATTCGGGTGCCTCGTGACAGCGATATTTCGCCACCAAATCAATTCTGCTGTTTTCTTCAACCTCCCTTTGTATTTCAGACTTATAAAAACGTTCCTTTTCTTCTTCTATTTCCTTTTCCTTCTCGAAATTGTCCTCCCAGTATTCCAAGTTCTTTTTTAGGGTGTAATAAAAACTCAACCTCTTTTTGCACGGCAATTCCTTTTCTCCACACGTTACAGTAGCACTTCTTTTTGCTATTCTATTGAACTCCTTGTCTTCCCACAAATAACCCTTTTCTTTTCTGAACCAAACTCTTTTGAGATAATAAACAGAATCCTTTACCCTTGAAACACCTTCTTTAATCTTCTCAAATCTTCTTGCAAATATATTCTTCCATTCCTCCCTGTCCGGCAATGCTATCGTATAGTTATTCAAATTAGGGTTGTATCTCATTGATTTAGTCGCCTTTTCCGGCTTCATGTATACTCTTTCTCCAAAAATCTCTTTCAATGCCTTTATAAACTTTCTCACTGTGTCTACACTGCATTTCATACGGCTTGCAATACGTTTAGGGCTTTCATAGAACGATACTTCGCAATTGTTCCATTTTATTGCCTCTAATGCGTGCTTATGCGCCATCTTTACAGCCTTTTCATAAACCTTGTCATAATCCGATTCCTTCCAGTCCTCGTTATTGTACAGCCATTCAACTATCTTTAAAATCTCGTCTTTCTTTGATTCCTCGTCATTCCATACGTCCAAATTATACTCTGCAATCTCTTTACAATACTTGTAATATCTTATCTTCTTTGAAATGTAATTCAATATCCTTGTAAAAATAGGAGACCATTTCACCCCCTTCTCCTTAATCACATAACGCAAATAATCCGGTAAATACATCTCTTCCGTTACATCCTTGAAATCCTTGTTTATGATTGTGCATACATCCTTTTCGGGAAATTTAATATAGTCATTCAATCTTAAAAACTTGATATAATCCTTCGCTTTTCTGTAGGAAATACCCACTTCTTCCGCAATCTTCAATGACAATTCTTGTGTAGTAAAACTTCTTTTCCAAAACGTCTTATACTGATATTTTTTCTGATTTCTCTTGCAATACTTGTTGTTTATCAATCTAATAGCGCACAATACGCAGCAATACTCGTAATCCTGGATAGTATGTATACTCTTCAAATCCTTAATAGGAAACTTAATCTTTTTTGAAATGTCCTGGCATGATGCCGATTTTTCTGTATCTTTTTTCATACACT